CCTTTTTTCTAAGGGCGTCTTGCTCATCGGCTGTCAGACGAAGATTTGTAGGCATATTGCTATTACTCACGTAGGCATCTCCACAATCTTACATGTGTGCATGTGATATGCGTTGACGTGTGCGGGTTCCCCGGTTAACAATCGCCGCAAATGTTATTTGTGTGCACGCACTCATGCTCGACAAAATTCACCTCTTCGTGCCGTTCCGGGTCGATGCCATCGCTACCAGCACCGGTAAGCGCGGCAACGAACTGCTTATGGTCGATCTGGAAGCCCTGGGCGTTCCGCTCCGTGCTACCAGCGTCCTGTCAGACGGGAAGGGTGGTTATCAGGTCGAGGACATAAGCCACGCATGGGAATCTCTCTCCACCGGCTTTACGCCGCTGGCGTTCAAGGTTTTCCACCAGTCGCTCGGCAAGCGCATACAGCCCGGCGTCGAGCTGAAAGCCAGCCCGGCGAAGCTGCTCCAGGGGCACAACGTTTTCGGGCCTACCTCCATCCGCAAGGGCGGGGAGGTGATGCTTAAGTGGCTGGCCGGCTCCTACCCCAAGCTCTGGGCTTTGCTGGACTGGCAGGCCGCCGAGGTCTACGGGATCGACTGCACCTATTCCGCCCGTCTGCCCGATCAGCGCACCGCGCTACAGCTCGTCCAGGCGCTTCGCGGCGTTAGCAACGGCCAGACCCGCAATCGTGGTGACGACTACGAAACCACGGCTTATTGGGGTTCCAAGGAAACCCGCCTGCGCAAGCTCAAGGCGTATCTCAAAGGCCCTGAATTTCGTCGCCAGCTCGATGACGCCATCAAGGCCGCTAGAGCCTATGGCGGTGCCAATTTCGTTCCCTCCCAAGCGTTCGCAGCCCACCGGCTGCTCGCGGTTCTCCAGAACCCAGCGCTCCAGGAGTGGGCCGAAAACCTCCTTCGTCTCGAAGCCACTGTCATGCACCGATGGCTCGAACGTAGAAACATCCCGACGAATCTATGGGCCCTATGCGACTACCAGGAACGACTGGAAGACCAGGGGAGTTGCTTTATTCAGTGGTGTTGGGAACAAGTAACTAAAGAACTGTTTGCGGCCTTTGAAGGTATCTCCATGCGAGTAATTAACGATGACAAAGTGCTGGCCGCACTTAAAGCCCGGTGGACCAAAGAAACGAAGTCCGGGAAATTGTCCGAGGCCTATGCGCTCAATTTGTTTCGCACATATCGCAGCCTGAAAGAGTACGGCTGGGAAGAAACCATGGCATCTATGAACCGTGCCAGTTTCTACAACCATGTTCGTGATATTTGCGAATGCGGACTCTCAAAGGCCGCTTTGCAGAAGCTGAAGATGGATGACCAGAAGAACAACGTTGTTCCGATCCTGCGCTTTCTGCAAGTTGACTTCAGCGCTCAACGTCCTGGTTGGTACGTTGAGCCATCGGTGGAGGCTGCATGATGCTTTCGTGGGCATATCTGCGCGGCTTTCGTGATTACCGGCCACGCCGCATTTATTGCAATCCGTACCTGCTTTGCAGTTACGACTACAACGAATACGAGCGCGGTTGGTTTCAAGCGCATAAGCGTACCGGGCTTTTTTCATGATCGCCGCAACTCTTAACGTCCTGGTCGTCACTATGTGCGGACTGTTGGCAATTCACTTTCTCGGGCGCTGGGCCCGTTCATAACCGAGGTAATCACCATGCTGGTACAACTGGGCCTGTGCAAGGGCATCGCATCCAAAGAAAAGATGAACGGCATCATCGAACATTACCTGGTGCTTACTGCTCCTGGTAAAGACCAATTCGGCCAAGAAACGGAACAGTCTGTCGGCTTGAAAGTTTCTAAGCGCCAACTCGATGCAGGCATCGAGAACGCCTATAAGGCATATATCGGCAAGCAAGTTGCTGTCCCGGTATATGCCAAAGCCTGGAAGTCCAAATCGGGCGCTGCTTTCGGCATGGACCTGTGGCTTTCCGATGACGGCCTGCCTGTACCAGTTCAGCGCGTACAAGCTCGTCCGACTTCTGTTGCCAGCTAAACAGCAATGCCCCCTCTTGCAGCTCGCCTGCAAGCGGGGGTAGGGGGGTTAAATGGAATTCATCGTGTGTGATGGAACGTGGTTTAGAACCGAACAGGGCTATTTCGACTGCCAGGGAACACCATCGACTATGACGCTCGAAGAACTGCGCAACATACCGTTTGCGCAAATGACTGGTGAGCAGAAAGCCCAACTGACCGGCAATCTAATCACCTTCTTCGTTCTGATCTTCGTCCTCGTGAAGCTCAGACGCTTAGCCTAAAGGAGCAACACCAATGAAATACATGACTCAAGTTCGTAAGTTCGGTTCGCGCGCTGCTCTCGGCGTTGCTGCTCTTTCCGCCTCGGCAGTTTCTTTCGCCGCTGCTGTACCGATCGACACCGCCGAGCCGGTTGGTCAGATCGCAGAAGGCAGCACCGCTGCTGTCGCTATCGGCCTCGCCATGATGGCTTTCGTCATCCTGGTCGGTGTTCTGATCAAGACCCGCCGCGCCGGTTCTTAATCGTCACCCCCGGCGTGCCGGCCCCCGCCGTGCACGCCTTTTTTTTGCCCGGAGTTTGTAACTATGGAGAAAACAAAATGTTTTGGTCAGACCCGAACAACTGGGCTTATTTGGTCGTTATTGCTGGTTTTGCTGCTTTGGCATTCTCCCGCTAGTGCTGCGATAACTTGGAGTCACCAGGAGGCTCAGTTATTTGGTTATACCTCCGTTCCTGCTATCTGTAGGGCTGCCGAACCTTTTATGTCTGCCGCCTCGGGGCAACCTCTGACTTACTCCTATCATGAGATGCGTACGAATGATGCCCGCTGTAGATTTAAAACCGCTACGGGCGCAACTAATGGGGAGCTTTACGTTCGTAAGAACGGCACTGCGTGTGATGAAGGTCAGGACTATAATTCCGAAACTGGCGAATGTACCGCTCCTGAAGAAGACCCCTGCCTCCCCACTACCGGCAATAAAATCTCTCATCGTCACAAGCTAGGCGAAATAATCCTAGGAACTATTCCCTATACACCGCCGCCTCCAAGCGTTTGCTCTGGCTCTTGTGTATATTCCGACCCCGAACTAGATGGCAAGCCTTATCGCTTTGTCAGCAACAGCCCAACAGGCGCATGGGCCAACTACTCATATTTTGGCGATGGTAAAACCTGCGAATCTGGAGAGACCGAGGTTGACGCTCCCAGCGAGAACAAGCCCGTCGCTGATAAAGAAAACAAATGCACTAACAAAGTTTGTTTGACCGTCGATGACGCCGGCAACTGCCAGACGTACACCTACAGTTGCACTGCTACCGAGACCTATACCGACCCTGGCAACATGGATTGTGATTTTGGCGAGGTCGACGGAAAGGCTCAATGTGTTCCTAATAGTCCGGCTCCAAAGTTAACCGAAACAGAGGTTAAGACTGACGTCAAAGAGACCACCAATCCCGATGGTTCCAAGGAAACCGAAACCACGACCACAACTAACAAGACAATCTGTTCCGGTGTCGATTCCTGCAAAACCACCACAACTACCAACGTCAGTAACAACAAAACCAATGCTGATGGTACTGATGGTGGTAGTTCGTCTACCTGTACTGGCTCTGACTGCAAGGCCGGTGACGGCAAGTCCCAGGAAGACGAACAGGAAGAGGAGGAGTCCGAATCCAGAGTCACTGGCGGTAATAACTGCGATGCGCCTCCCGTTTGCACTGGTGACGCCATTCAATGCGCAATTCTCGCTCAAACCCACAAACAGCGTTGTGCCGACCAGGAGTTCCAGGAAGTTGATGGCGAAAAACTCGCTGCTGAAGTTGGAGCCGGTTTTGAAGGTTCTGAGTTCAAGCCATTTGGCGAAGGGGAGAGGGGCAATTTCGACCTTACCGGCATGATCGATACAAGTTCCACTATCGGTGGTTCCTGTCCCGTTCTTCCACCTATCACCTTCACTATCCAGGGCGTTACCAAGTCCGTTGATTTCGGCACCGTTATGGCTGAACTCTGCAAATACGCCTCTTGGTTCTCTTATTTGATGGTCGCCTTCGCTATGCGTCGAGCCGCTGAAATCGTTGCCGGGGGGATGGCCTAATGCACCTGATTATTCAACTGTTCTTCCGGCTCCTGGGCGTTGCGGTTATTCCGCTTGGTTGGAAGCTCCTCAAGGGTCTCGGCTTTATTGGTGTCACCTATACCGGCGTGCACCTGCTTATGGAGCAGTCCCGCGAGTACGTCTTTACACACCTCATGTCGATGCCCACCGAGTGGATACAGCTCATCGGCCTCCTCAAGCTCGATGTGTGCATCAACATCCTTTTTTCTGCCTACGTTGCCCGCGCTGTTCTGTGGGGCATGGATAAGGCCACTGGCACCAAATCCGCCATACGTTGGGGAGGGAAGCTCTAATGCTCTATTTGCGAACCGGCCTGCCAGGATCAGGCAAAACGCTCAACACTATCCGTGAAATCGAGCTTGAACATGGTCCCGACCCGAAGAACCCCGGCAAGGAACTTCGCACCGTCTACTACTACGGGATTCCCGATCTCGACGTCACCAAACTCAAATGCAACTGGGTTGAGTTCGATACGCCTGACGAGTGGTTCAACCTGCCTGATGGCTCGATCATTGTCATCGACGAAGCCCAGCGCGTTTTCGGTGCCCAGGATGGCCGCAAAGCCCGTCCTGAAAAGGTTGCCCGCTTCGAAACCCACCGACACCAGGGCTTCGACATTTACCTGATTACGCAGCACCCGTCGCTCGTCATGAGCCACGTTCGCAAGCTGGTCGGCAAGCACATCAACATGTATCGCCCCTATGGCGGCAAGCGGCTTCTTCGCCACGAATACGAGTTCTGCATTGATAGCCCCGAGAAGCGCAGTAACTTCAAGCTCGCCCAGGAGCGACGCATAAAGCTCGATCCGAAGTATTTCGGCGTCTATCGGTCTGCCACCGTTCACACTCACAAGTTCAAGCTGCCCAACTATGTTTGGTACATACCTGCCTGTGTTGCTGTTATCGGCGCTTGCCTTGGTTGGGTCTGGTACACCTACGTTCCTGCTGATTCAGAGCCTGACGTTGTTGTTTCTGACGCGCTGCCTGCTCAACCGCCTGCCGCTAGCCCTGGTCTTTCGCTCAACCCGTTGGACACCGTTTCAAATTCGTTCGGTCTCGGCCAGCCACTGACCCGGCAGCAGTACTTGGACACCTTCGTCCCGCGCCTTGATGACGTTCCCAGCTCAGCCCCTCGCTATGACAAGCTCACCGAGCCGAAGTCATTCCCGCGGCTGGTTTGTGCCTCCAGCGATGATCCTCGCGTGATCGACCGCGCTCGTACAAAGGGTTCCCCAGTCGGCTCGCGTGATGGCCGTGAATACACGTGTCAGTGCTATAGCCAGCAAATCACCCGTGTTTCGACCACGGCTGAGTTCTGCCTGCAGGTTGTCGAGAATGGTCTGTTCGATGACACGCGGCCCGATCTAAACCAGTCAGCCGGAGCCGGTTCTATGTTCAGCAGCAGCACGTCTGCTGCAACTGGGCGAGTGCCCGCAGCCCAGATGCCGCAGACGGCTCAATACGTGCCCAGACCGATTACCCAGGCTGGTGGTGGCAAACCTGGGCATCTGTGGTGATCGCATGGACGACTTCGCCATTTACACTGACGATGAGCTGCGCGAGCTGTACAACTGGCTAACCACGCAGCATCGGCTTGTTGAAGATGAACTCGCGTGGCGCTCACGCTGTGAAGACCTGGACCAGGACAGATGAGGCGCTTCGCATAATTGAGGCTCGGCGTTATGTTGAGCCGTTGCGCTGGGACTATCGACCGGCCAGCGCAGCCCGTAGGGCAGGCGTAACATAACGGCGGATTATGCGAGGCGACTGGTACCATTTTCGCGGATCTCCGATCGCACCTGGTCGAACAAATGGTACCAATCGCTAGGAATCTTTCTGATGGTTTGGTACCATTTCCCTCCTCGAGGAACGAACCTGGTTGAAAGGAAAGGTACCAAAATGCTTATTAAGTTCGAAGCTGATCAAGTGCAGGTCGATAGGCTCAAGATTCATTCCGGCGAGCGTGTCGCTAGTAAGGCTTTCTTGTTTGCTGCTCTCGATGCCCCTGACCTCGCTGCCGAAATCCGCGATCTTCGCACCGTAATCGAAAGCCAGAAAACTGAGATTCGCCGCCTCCGCAACATCATCGAGCAGGCCCGTGCCTCGGCTGCTCAGTTACTCGAAAAGACCGGCCAGGGGGATTTGATCGATGGTTAAGCCCACTGTCCAAGCTTGTAGCTATTGCGGCTGTCTCGGCGATGACGATGAGGTTTTCACTACCGGCGATCCTGTCGACCCTTACATTTGCATTGACTGCATTGAGAAGGCAGAAGAACGCCGCTCTCTCGATCTAGCTGAAGCTTTTCATCGCACACGCCTTCGGTGACCTCGACCTCGCCGCTCGCGGCGATTAGTCGCCTGCACTGCCTCCTGTCGTGCTGCATAGCGCCCGCGACGATACCCCCGAAGGGGCCGCAACCATCGACCCACAAAAAAGCCCCCAGCGGCCTGTATGGCCTCTGGAGGCTTCTCGCGATCTTCGTCCCGTTGTCCCGCCACTATCTCAACCCGCGCCCCGATCTGCCCAAATGGGGCCGCTCCTAGGCTTCTCTCTGCCGCTCTCCCAGGATCATCAGCACCGCTGACGGTTAGGTCACGAAGTTGCAGTTGTTCCGCCGCGCTTTGGCTTCACCGGCGCAGCCGGGTCCACCATCTCTAATGGTGGACTCTTGTCTAACGGTTAGACTTTTGGGGGTGTTTCCCCTCCCGCCGGATTCCTGTCATTCAATCATCAGGACGATTTCGCCAGAGGCGGTCACCTCTGCGTAACTGATTGATTTCTCTAGTATTTTGTGTGCCAACTCGCTGTCTCGCAAAGGCTGCATGCCTTGCTTGACCAGCAACTTATTGATTTCTATAGCCTTTTTTCTAAGGGCGTCTTGCTCATCGGCTGTCAGACGAAGATTTGTAGGCATATTGCTATTACTCACGTAGGCATCTCCACAATCTTACATGTGTGCATGTGATATGCGTTGACGTGTGCGGGT